CTGGTGCCGTAGGTCACCTGCATGTCCAGCTTGTATGTAGCAAAGGCTGTCAGAATGAGACCTGTATTGACAAGCGTGGTCTGCACCAAAGCTGCACTACGCTTGACCAAGGTTAACGTGCCCGAAACTATGGTCAGGACAATGCGCCGTGTAGTACCGTCCCTCAATGCCACAAAATCGGCATTACTTAGCGGATTCCAATTGGCGTTGTAAACCCGGGCAGTCAACCAAAAAGAGGACTGTGGTGAACTCAACGCACCAACCCATCCATCTGCACTGCTTGGGGCTACCCCAACCTTCAGCGAGCACCGCGCAAACGCCGTTCGCCGCGCTGCCGTGGTGGCTGTGTCCACCGAACATAAACCGATTTTGGTGAAATCCGAATCTTCGCCGCCGACAAAATAGAAAGTCATACGGTTACCTCGTCCCGGCCAGCGCAAAGCCGATATTGGCCAATGTCGCATCAGGCGTAGCAGGCGCTACCACCGTCAGGACATCCCCGATTGCGAAACTCGCTTGCGATGCAGCAATAAAGGTTGCCGCCGTTCCCGCCACCGCAAAGCGCATCGTCCCGAAACTGACGCCGTTTTTGAGCAAGTTGAAATCAGCTTGTGCCGTCGCCGCCGTGGCCGCCACTCCCTTGCTGTTGGTAAGTCCCGCCGGGAATATGGCAGGCCGGGGAAACGGGTAGCGCATCAGCACCAGGCTGGCCGTTGGCGCTCCGGTGCAACCGCCCCCCAAGTCGTAAGCCGTATCGGCCGGCAATCCCTGCGGCCCTTGTGGCCCGGTGGCACCCTGCGGCCCTGTGGGCCCGGGAACTGTCGAAGCCGCGCCAGGTGGCCCAGACGGTCCTGCTGGCCCTGCTGGCCCTGCTGGCCCTGCTGGCCCCGTGGCGCCCGCATCCCCGGGTGGCCCTTCCGGCCCTTGCGGCCCCGTCACGCCGACGACGACATCGACCGCCTCAACTTCATCGGGCGTCAGGACTTCGATGACGAGGGTCTCGAGCACTTGCGTCATGGCTGCCTCACCAGGCTGCGCGGCACCGGAATCGACGCCGTGACATCCGACGTCACCGAGACCAGGCCGGCCAGGATCGTCTGGATGTCGCCATTGCCGAGCGTCAGCTGCAGATCCCAGACGCCGGACATCGGCAGGTGCGCCGTTTCGTCGGGCGACAGGCTGGCGGTGATGACGTTCGGCAGCGTGATCACCAGCGTGATCGGCGTGATCTTCAGTCCGGCAGACTTGTCGCGGATCTCGGCCAGCGCGGTGACGCCGGTCAGGTCGGCCGGGTCGGTGCGCTCGGCGTCTTCCCAGAGCCGGAACTGCACGCGCCAGGTGTCGCCGCGGTAGAGCGACAGGGAATACTTGCCGGGGATCATGGCGCGCTCCTTTCAGGCCGCCCAGAGTCGCGCGGCAAGCTCGGCCGCAGCGAGACAGGCCAGCCCGATGGACATCTGCTGCAGCGTCTTCTCGGGCGGGAAGCCGGCCGCGGCCAGGATGAAGAAGACCAGCGCGGCGAGCACCAGTCCGGTGGCAACGAATAGCATGGCGAGCTCCTATTTCACGCGGGCTTCGAGCGCCGCGATACGTTTCAGCAGGTCTTGCACTTGAAGAACGGTCTGCGCCAGGATCGCGGTCGTATCGAGCCCGGCCGGCTGCGGATCACCGTTGTCCTGCACTGCGTCGATATCGCCCGTGACGGCCTGCGGCAATGCTGTCTTGAGGTTTTGCGCCGAGAAGCCGTGACGCTCACGTCCGTCGTCGCGGAAGATGCTGACATCGGCGTAGTGGTAACGAATCGGCTTGATGCGATGGAAAGCATCGGTGTCCATGGCCAGCGGCTCGATCCGGTGCTTTATGCGTTCATCGGATGGCGCGATGCTCATGAATCCGAGGTTCGTCGTATCGACCCAGACCTGCAGCGCCGCCCCGGTCCAGAAGTAATTCCATACGCTCGAACTGACAGTGCCGCCGGCACCTTGGCGTCCGGCGTAGCCGCGGAACATGTTCAACATTCCGCCATCGTCGAGCGTTGCAACGACGTTGTTGTTGGCGCTGTTGACGATCTCCAAGGTGGCGGCAGTGTTGGTGCGGATGATCTTCTGCGCGCCGTTGCTGGCCAGCAGGAAAAGCGCGTTGCCATTGGTGACCGCGACGTTGCCGCCGCTGACGATTCCCCCATTGAAATTCGTCGTACTGCCAAAGGTGGCGCCACCGTTGGATCGATTGATGAAAAACGGCGTACTGAGATAGACGCCAGCGTCGTTATAGCGGTCGATGGCGAAGTCGGACCCCGCGTTGCTGCCTGCTTCTGCCGTCGCATTCGACGACACGGCCCATCGATTCCAGCCACCCGTCTTGAAGTAGACCGTCTTGTTGATGCTGGCCGACTGCACCAGATACAGCGCGCATTCGCCGGCTACAGGCGCCAGCGCCAGATCGCCCGTCAACGTACCGCCTGTAAGCGGCAGATAGGCCCCGGCCGGCTCATTGGTGACCAGCGCCTTGCCGCTGGCGATGTCGTAGAGCTTCCCGTCCGTCCCGATCCGCATGCCGGCGGTCCAAGCGTTGCCGGCGTCGTTCAGTTGCGCGAAATAGCTTTGCCCGTCGGCTTGGCCAGCCATGAATGTGTTGCGCTTGTTGACCGGAGCATTGGGAACCTGGGCTGAAAATGAGGCGAAGCCGCTGACGCTAATTCCGAGGTTGCCGGTGATGTCGCTCGCGCCTGTCTTGGGCACGTAGGCCAGTGTCTTGACCGCCCAGGCACTGCCATTCCATTCCTCGAACTGGCCAGCGTTGATGCGCTTGAAGCCGGTCTGCTTGCCGGTCGGATCCATCCCTTCGAGCATCTTGGCGTTGGCCGCCATGTTGTCGCGGATGTACTCCAGCACATCGGGCTGCGTGGCCGAATCGTAGAGGTCGGTCGCCACCGGCTTTGTGTAGTCAATCGTCATTTCATACTCCCTTGGCGATCCATGAGAACTCGCCGCCGACAGGCAGCCCGGTCGGGCCGAACGTATAGACGGTCATGCTCTGCTGGTCGCTCGCAATGGTGGCCCGGCCATAGGCGATGTTCACGTCGAGGCTGGTGATGGAAACGCCACGCACGTCGGCGAAGTCCACGTTGAAGACCACCACCGCCTGGCCGGTGCCCGCCGCCGTGGTGCCGATCCCCGAGTCGTCCTGATACTTGACGTCGATGCGGTACGACAGGTTCGTCAGCACGAGCAGACCTTTGCGGTCGGCGCTGGTGGCAATCTCGGCATCCACCTTCACGTAGCGCGTATTGGCCGGCAGCAGGCTCGCCACCGCATCGCGTTGCTGTTGAACAAGGATCCAGGTCGAGCCGCCGGCGAGCTTCGCCCACAGGCGCAGCGTCACCACCGGAGCCACCGCCAGCACGTCATAAGAGGCCTCAGACGTCACCATCAGCGGCGGCAAGGCATTGACATAGTCGAAGCTCCACGAGATCAATGCCGGGCTCGTATTGGCCGGCTGGGCATAGATCGGAAAGCCCGCCGCGATCTGGTTGGCAATGGTGGTCCAGCTGGAGCTCGTGAAGTGTTGCGCCCAGGTCTCGGCCGTGTTGACCGGCGCCAGCCAGTTGAACGGAACCGGCGTGTCGGCGACGTTCGTCTCGGTCGTCTCCGGCTCGGGCAGCAGGTTGGCGATCTCGTCGAGCAGAAAGTAGTTGTCCGGCGCCGACAAGGTGAGCGTCAGGCAGGCCGCGTCCGCGCGGTTGCCGGCGTAATCGACGCCTGCGACGCAATACTGCCAGTCGCCCGGTTGCTGTTCGTCCAGCACCGCGAATTCGCCCGAGTACTTGCCGACACTGACAGGCACTGCTTTCGAGGCGCGCGATTCGATGCGTGCAAAGAGCTCCGGTTCGATCACGCCCAGGCTGTGCGGCAGCCGGTACGGTTGCGCCCGTCCTTTGCGCAGGTAGGCTGTGCCCACTTTCGACTTCGTGATCTCGTAGTACTCGATCTGGAATGAGGTCTGCGCCGTCCATTCGCCCGACACGGTGCCGGCAAGCGTCCCCCAGCGCAGGAAGGCGGTGTTGCCGACCGAGTTGCCCGCGATGGGCACCGCCATCGGCCGGTCGATGTGAAACGTCCCCGAGACCGGGCTCGAGCGCAGGCTGTAGACATCTTCGACGCACGCGAAGACCAGCCAGTCGCCTTCGAGGAAGATCGCGCCGAGGTCGATGGTGTTGGCCTTGATCTTGCGCTCGCTGGCGGCGTTGTCGTCCCAGGTCGATCCGGCCGGCCCGTAGCGGATGACGTAGAACTCCAGGTGCACATCGACCGAGGCGGGCCAGCTGACGCGCACCGTCCGCGGCAGGACTTCGGCCGCCACGCTCAGGAGGGCATCGGGCGCCGCCAGCACGCCGGCCGGCAACTGCACCGCAACCTGCGCCGCCGGGCCTTGATATCCTGGCCAGACCGGCACCACTTCGTAGGGCAGCGAGGCGCCGTAGTACGGCTCGCGCCAGGTCTCGACGCCGGCCAGCACCTGATACGACGTGTCCGAGGCGCGGCCGATCTGCGTGCGCGTACCGTCAGGCGCGATCTCGTAGATCAGGTAGTAGCTCGGCAGGAAGCCGCGCGTGTCGGGCACATCCCACTGCAGGTAGGCGTCGGCCTTCGGAATGCGGCCGTCGAACCATGACAGCACGCGATAGGTGAGGTTGCGCACCGGCTGCGGATCGAACGACTCCGTGCTGCCTCGCTGCGGCGTGTAGGGCGGAATGGTGCCGCGCTCGGCGTCGTAGATGCCCGGTGCGTACTCGATGAAGTCGATCTGCGCCGTCAGGTCGTTGCCGGGATGCACCGCCTTGACAAAGTACTTGCCTTCGACGCTGCCATAGGTGCCGTAGAGCAGCAGGTCGCCCGGCTTGGCGGTGGCCGGGATCGCGCTGCAACTGAGCGTGCGGTTGTTGATCACGATCGCCGCGATGACGTCGGAGATCACCGCCTGGTCGGAGCGAAAGCGCACGCCGAACGGCAACTCGAACATCTTCATGTCCGAATCGAGCGTCACGGTCGTCTCGCTGATGGTCTCGATGCGCGCCGACCAGCCGCCGACCTTCAGCACGTCATGCGCCACGACCACCAGGTCGCCGCGGGTGCAGATGATGTTCTCGATGTCGGTCGAGAGGCTGAACTGCTCCTGCTGCAGGATGCCGCGGCCCAGCGTCACCCGGCCGTCGCGGATCGCCTGCTCCCAGGTCGTCACGCCGAAGGTCTGGTAGTCCTCGAACAGCGTGGCGTTGGAGACGTCATAGCCGGGCGAATAGACCACGCCGTCGGCCTGCTTGTAGTCGGCGCTCGGGTCGATCCACTTCACGCGCAGCCCGTGCGGGATGGCGAGGAAGGATTTGGTCGAGGTCAGCCCCCACGAGTTGCGCGGCGTGAAGGCCTGGACCGGCGTCAGGTTTTCCTCGTCGATGATGACCGAGTACTTGTTGTCCTTCATGGTCGGCATGGCCCGGCCATTGGACGCCACCGACGACAGCAGTTCCCACAGCGTATAGGTCTTGTCGACCACGAAGTCGCAATAGGCGTTCGGCTGGCTGAAGCCCGGATCGATGCGCTCGTTGCGCTCCTTCCAACGCTTGAGCGTGGCCCAGTCGATGCGGTCGTCTGGCACCGGCCGCTTGTTGCCCGGACCGCGCAGCAAGTCGAGGTAGATCTCGGCCGGATTGCGTGTCGGCTTGTAGACGAGGCCGTCGCCTTCCCAGCCGGGCAGGATCGAGGTCGCCAGCGCATTGAGGTTGTCCAGCGTGCCGCTCAACTGGTCCGTGGCCTTGATGCGGATCTCGAGCAGCGTCGTCGGCACTTCGGGCGCAACGGGCGCCACGCCGGCCGTGAACGACTTCACCGTGACGATGGCGCGCTGCCCGGCATAGCGGGTATCGGCCGGCACCGGGTCGAGTTGCCTGACCTGCACGTCCCATTGCCCTCGATGCGGAAAGCCGATGTGGATCGCCGCGATGAACGGTTTCGCAGTGGCCCGCGAGACGTACCAGGTGTCGCGCGCCGGATCGCCCGCAGTCGTCGGCACCCAGCCGCCGCTGTACGGCTTGCTCCAAG